AGTTCTAGCACAAATGCAACATCAAATGTTTATGGAGTTGCAGATATTCTTGAAGCAACTTTAAGAACAGATAGAACTGCAACAGATCAAGCAGATTCTGCTTTAACAAAAATTGACAGATCAACTTATTCTGCATTATCAAATAAATTATCTAAAGGCACACCATCAAAATATTTTGTACAAAGATTTGTTGATAAGACTACAATAACAGTTTACCCAACAGCAGATTCATCTAATGCATCAAAAGATTTACATTTTTATTATGTAAAAAGAATTCAAGATGCAGACTCAACTTATACAGATGCAACAGATGTACCGTTTAGATTTGTACCGTGTATGGTATCAGGTTTAGCTTTTTACCTAGCACAAAAATTTAACCCACAGTTAGTTCAACAAATGAAATTATATTATGAAGATGAATTAGCTAGAGCATTATCAGAAGATGGTTCTTCTACTAGTGTTCACATAACACCAAAAGTTTATTATCCAGGATCATAATGGCAAGAGGAAAATACGCAAAGGCAATATCAGATAGATCAGGAATGGAATTTCCATATCATGAAATGATGAGAGAATGGAATGGTTCTTTAGTTCATAGATCAGAGTTTGAATCTAAACATCCTCAATTAGAAATTAGAGCTAAACATGGAGAAGAACAAGGTTTAATAAATGCAAGGCCAGATAGAACTGAAAATGAAGTGATTGCAATATTAGGACCCAATCCTTTTGAAACAATTGCAGCTTCATCAGGCATTATAAATGTATCAGAATTTGCTCATGGCAGATCAACAGGAGATACAGTTAGATTTAGAGGCACACTTTCAACGTCTGCAACATTTAATAATCCAAAAAATTTTGATGGTATTACTGGATCTAATGTTGCAAAATCTGCTGGCTACTCGATTACAGTTGGCAAACGAGATTCAAGTGGCACTATAACACAAACAGACAATTTCTATCACTTTACTGTGGACACAAACACTGCTACAAGTGGAGGAGTATCAGGAGGAGGAGAGAATTGCTCGGCAGGTCCGGCAACTCTAACAGCATAATGTCAGGAATAAGTTATTCAGATTTAAGAACAAACATTAGAAACTATACAGAAGTTTCTAGCACCGTGCTGTCCGATTCTGTTATTGAAAACATAGTTTTAAATGCAGAGTATAGAATTTTTAGAGATGTACCTATGGATGCTTATAGAGCATCAACAACAGGTAATTTAGTTACAAACCAAGATTTTGTTAATGTTCCAGCGGGAGCATTAGTTATTAGAGCGGTACAAGTTTATGATTCAACTTCTGTTACAACTGGTTCTAATGTTTTTTTAGAAAAAAAAGATATGACATTTTTAGAAGAATATGTATCAGCAAATACTTCTACAGGAAAACCTAAATATTATGCTATGAAAGGTGGAGCAACAGGTAATACTAGTTCTACATCAGGTGCTATTTTATTAGCTCCTGTTCCAGATTCAACATACGAATATCAAATACATTATAATGCTATTCCATCAAAATTAGAAGCAACAGATAATGAGACAAGTTTTATTAGTCTTAACTTTCCAAATGGTTTATTATATGCCTGTTTGGTAGAAGCATATGGCTATTTAAAAGGTCCCGCAGATATGTTACAACTATACGAACAAAAATATAAACAAGAAGTAGAGAGATTTGGAGGAGAACAACTAGGTAGTAGAAAACGAGACGACTACGCTGATGGTACTATCAGAATACCTGTTAATTCTCCAACACCTTAAGGAATTAAATTATGGCATCAACATTTACAGGACTAGGCACAGAATTAATGACCACTGGCGAAAACGCCGGAACTTGGGGAACAAAAACTAATACAAATTTAAGCATTGTAGAACAAATTTCAGGTGGTTACATTGAACAAAGTATAGCTGGTGGTGCTGATACAACAACATTATCAGTTTCAGATGGATCAGCAGGTGCTGTTCTTGCTCATAGAATTATAAAATTCACTGGAACAATTACAGGAAATCAAATTGTAACAATTCCTTTAGATGTTCAACAATTATATGTTTTAGTTAATGGTACATCTGGTGCTTATACAGTTCAATTTAAATACGCGTCTGGTTCAGGAAGTTCAGTTACTTTTGCAGCAACAGATAAAGGAAGTAAACTTGTCTACGCTACTGCAGATGATGCTACAAATCCAAATTTAGTTGATTCAGGTATTGCATCTACAGGAGATCATGATTTAGATGGGAATGAATTAATTTTAGATGCTGATGGTGATACAAGTATTACGGCAGATACTGATGATCAAATAGATATTAAAATTGCAGGAGCTGATGATTTTCAATTTACAGCAAATACTTTTACTGCACAATCAGGTAGTACAATTGCTGCACAAGCATTAACAGCTACAACAGTTACAGCTAGTGGTATTGTAAAAACAGATGATACTACTGAAGCAACTTCTACAACAGATGGTTCATTACAAACTGATGGTGGATTATCAGTAGCAAAAGATGCAGTGTTTGGTGACGATGTTAAATTATTAAGTGACTCTGCTGTATTAAATTTTGGTGTAGATTCAGACACAACTTTAACTCATACAGATGGAACAGGTTTAACTTTAAACGCTGCAAACAAATTAACTTTTAGAGACACTGGTTTAACAATAGGATCTAATGCAGATGGTGATTTAGATATTGTATCAGATGGTACAGCCGTTGATTCTATTAATATAGAATCTGCTGGTGGTATTACTCTTGATGCAGGCACAGCTGCAAGTGGTGTTATTTACGAAGATGATGGCACTGAAATGTTTCGTATTTTTAATTCATCAAGTGATGTAATTTTACAATCAAAAGTTTCAGATAAAGATTTAATAATTAAAGGTAATGATGGTGGATCAGATGTAACGGCTTTAACTTTTGATATGTCAGATGCTGGTAAAGCTACGTTTGGTGGTAATGTAGTCGTAACTGGAGATCTTACAGTATCAGGTGATGATATTACTATGGGCACAAATACTGCAGGTAATATTTTAGTTGCAGATGGCACAAATTTTAATTCAATAGCTGCAGGTAGTTTATCTGAAATATCTACAGTAGCAAATGATGATGTTTTTATAGCAGTTGATACTTCAGGTGGTGGACTTAAAAAAATTGCACGATCAGCAATTGTAGCCGGACTTGCTACATCAGGTGCAATATCAAATGTTGTTGAAGATACTACACCTCAATTAGGTGGTAATCTTGATATGAATGGTGCAGATATTGTAACCACTTCAAATGCAGATTTAGAATTAGCACCAAATGGTACTGGGCATGTAACTGTTAGAGGTAATACAAATCAAGGTACTATTCAATTTAATTGTGAAAATAATAGTCACGGCCAACAGGTAAAAGCTGCACCACACTCAGAAAGTGCTAGTAACGTTTTAACTCTTCCCAGCACAGGTGGTGACGCTAGACTAGTTTCAGCAGCTTCAACTGCTACACTTACAAACAAAACTTTAACAGCTCCAAAAATAGCAGATGGTGGTTTTATTGCAGATGCTAATGGAAATGAATTAGTTGTATTTCAAACAACTGGATCTGCTGTCAATGAAATAGAAATTACAAATAACGCTGCTGGTAGTAATCCTATTATTGCAGCTACGGGTGGAGATACAAATATTGGTATTGCTCTTACACCTAAAGGCACTGGAGAAATTGTAATTGGTGCAGGTAATTTAAATTACGCTGGTACAGCTATTACTTCTACTGGTGCAGAATTAAATATTTTAGATGGTGTAACTTCAACTGCGGCAGAATTAAATGCACTAGATGGTATTACAGCAGTAGTAGGCGAACTTAACGCTTTAGATATTGGTAGTACAGCTGTTGGAACGGCTGTAGCAAGTAAAGCAGTTATTTTAGATTCAAACAAAGATTATACTGGAATTAGAAATTTTACTATTTCAGGTGAAATAGATGCAGCAACAGGTGATTTTTCTGGAGCTGTTGACGTTGCGGGTGCAACTACAACCGCTGCCATAACTGCAAGTGGAATTATAAAAACAGATGATGCAACAGAAGCGACTTCTACGACTGATGGATCACTACAAACTGATGGTGGTTTATCTGTAGTTAAAGATGCAATATTTGGAGATGATATAACACTTCTTAGTGATGCTGCTGTACTTAAATTTGGTGCTGATGCAGAAGTTACTTTAACCCATGTTCACAACGATGGTTTATTACTTAATGCTGATAACCAACTTCAGTTTAGAGATTCTGCTATTAACATTAGATCAGATGCTGATGGTGATTTAGATATTAATGCTGATGATGAACTTGAACTTAACTCAACTTTAATAGATCTTAATGGAAACTTAGATGTTAGTGGAACACTTGCTCAAGCAGGAGTTGCAACATTTGCTGTAGCAGCTAATGTAGCACAAGTAGCACTTACTTCATCATCGAACGCCGTGGCTTGGGATGCAAGTGCTGCAGCCAACGCTTTTCATTTAACTACAGAAAACACTACTTTCTCTGCACCAAGTAACGCAGTGGAAGGTGCTTTTATTGCTCTTGAAATTAACTATAATGGTTCACACACAATTGCTTTTAACACCGTTTTCGAATTTGCCGCGTCGACAGCTCCGACGACAACAGATACAGATGGTAAAACAGATATTTTAGTATTTAGATACAACGGTGCTGTATGGCAAGAAGTAGGTAGAACATTAAATTTAGCGGAAAGTTAGGATATAATATGCATGCAATAATAACAGACGGATCAATATCAAAAATTATTAATCACCCTAAACCTTTGGTTATAGGAGATGTTCAATATCCAGCTAGAATATTTTCAGTATGGACTGCAAGTGAATTAGCAGCTATTGGAATCATAGCAGTGACGTTTGATAACAGTAAGAAAAAAGATGAAAGATATTATATAAACACAAATCAAACTTATACTTATGATGCTTCTGCTGGAACAGTTACTGCAGCATATGGTGACGCTACAGCTAGAGCACACGCAGATGCAAATGGTGTTGATGAAGATGGTAATGAATTAGATCCAGTTGTCGTTATTGAAGGATTAAAAACAAAATTTATTAGAGATGTTAAATCTCAAGCTGAAAATTTATTAAATCAAACTGACTGGTACATAACACGTAAAGCAGAAAAATCAACAGCGATACCTAGTAATATTACAACATGGAGAGATGGTATTAGAACTAAACAAGCAGCAATGGAAACTGCAATTACAAATGCAAGTGATACACCAGCTCTTGAAACTTTATATACATATGTTAACACAGCTGATGAAGGGGATCCAGTTGTAATGGAAAGACCATTAGGAGAATTCCCAGAATTAGGATCTTAATATGTCATTAATTTTACCAGGCAATGTAGGATCAGCAACAGCGGCTACTGGTTATGATGTAGCTAACTCTGCTAGGTTTAATAGTGGTAGTTCTGATACATTAACAAGAACACCTGGTAGTGCAAGTAATAGGAGAACATTTACAATTTCTTTTTGGGTTAAAAGAAGTTCAGTAGATTCTGCTCATAAAAATGTTTTTTCATCTGGTGCTTATAGTTCTACTCAAATGACACAAGTTTTTTTTGAAGCTAGTGATGAATTAATTTTTAGTGATTTTACCTCTAGTCCAAGTCAAAACTTTAACTTAACAACAAATAGAAAATTTAGAGATCCTAGTGCTTGGTATCACATATTTATAGCAGTAGATACAACACAAGGTACAGCGTCAAATAGAATCAAAATATATGTTAATGGTGTTCAAGAAACTTCTTTTGCAACAGAATCATATCCAAGTCAAAATTTTGATTGTGCTATTAATGTTAATCAAATTCACACCATAGGAAATAGAAATGGTGCTAGTTTATTTTTTGATGGCTATCTTTCAGAATTTGTTTTTGTTGATGGAACTGCACAAGCACATACTGATGTAGGAGAATTTGATAGTGATAGTGGAATATGGAAACCAATAGATGTATCTGGTTTAACCTTTGGCACAAATGGATTTTATTTAAATTTTGAAACTTCCGCAGAACTAGGAGATGATGTAAGTGGAAACACAAATGATTTTACAGAAACTAACCTTACAGCAGTAGATCAAAGCATAGATACCTGCACTAATAATTTTGCAACAATGAACCCACTAGAAAATTATTATCAAGCCGCAACCTTAACTGAGGGTAATTTAAAACTTTTAACTGCAACAACATCAAACGTTGCGCCTTCTCTTGCAACTGTTGCATTAACAGCAGGCAAATGGTATTATGAAGCAAAATATGTTTCTGATAGTCTTGCAGTATCGGCGGGAGCAATAGGAATAGTAGGTAATCAAATTACATCTGCTACTGCTCATGCTATGTTAGAGACAGCACAAAAATATGGATTATATTTAAGTGATGGAGACATTTGGCACAATAATAGTAAAGTGCAAGAACTTGGTGCTCATGTCGATCATACAGCAACAATAGGAATTGCATTAGATTTTGATAATAATAGAATTACATTTAGTAAAGATGGTAGTTGGGGTGATGGTTCAGGAAATTGGGATGAATCAAGCCCACATACTTATTATACAATTGCGGCTCCATCAACTGTAGATTTTCAAGCATACTTTCCAGCTTTTGGAGATTGGAGTAGTGGTTCAATTGGGTACGAAATAAATTTTGGTAGTCCAATATATTCTATTTCATCAGGTAATCAAGATGCTAATGGTTATGGAAACTTTGAATACGCAGTCCCGTCGGGTTATTTTGCGATTTGTTCAAAAAATTTAGCGGAGTACGGAGGATAAATGGCAGTTTATACAGCGATCGATGATCCATCAGCATTTTTTCAGACAACTCTTTATAGTGGATCTGGAAGCCAACAATCAATAACTAATGGTGGTAATTCTGATCTTCAACCAGATTGGCTCTGGATTAAAGAAAGAGATGGTACTTCAAGCCATCAACTTGTGGATTCTGTTAGACTTTATTATAACAGATTAGAAAGTGATAATGCTAGTGCTGAATTAGATGCTGGACAAACTGGTGCAACAAATCAAAATGTAACTTCATTTGATAGTGATGGTTTTGGTGTTAAAAATGGTGGTGCAGTAAATGAAAGTGGTAAAACTTATGTAGCGTGGCAATGGAAAGCTGGCACAACTGCGTCTGGTACAACAGGTGGTTCTGGAACGGGTAAATCATATTCTTATTCTGCTAATGCAACTAGTGGTTTTAGTATAGTTACTTACACTGGAAACGCAACTGCTGGACATCTTATTCCACATGGAATGAGTAAAGTTCCAAGATTAATACATGTTAAAAGTAGAGGAGATGATAATGGGTGGACAAGTGGAACTATAGTATCAGCTTCTGCTTGGAATGATCATGGCTATTTACATCTTGACAATGCTTTTGGCACAGACGCAAACCAATTTGGTGCAACACCAGATACTACTAATTTTAGATTAGGAACTGGAACTGGAACAAATGGAAATAATGGAACTAGAGTAGCTTATTGTTTTGCTGATGTTCAAGGTTATCAAAAAATAGGCAAATTTGTTGGAAATGGAAATGCTAATGGAACATTTGTTTATACAGGATTTAAACCAGCTTATATTATGTACAAAAAACTTAATGCTGTAGGCAGATGGTCTATAAGAGATAACAAAAGAGACCCATTTAATGTAGCAACAAAAGGTTTAGAAGCTAATGGCTCTACTGCTGACAATACTGGTTCACAATATTGGGATTTAGATATGTTATCAAATGGTTTTAAATTAAGAACAACAGAACATGAATCAAATGGTTCTGGTTTAAACTTTGTGTTCCTTGCAATAGCTGAAAATCCATTTGTAACATCAACAGGAGTGCCAACAACGGCAAGGTAATTATGTTACAAAAAGTAAAATTTGCACCTGGATTTAATAAACAAGTCACATCGACTGGTGGCGAGAGTCAGTGGGTTAATGGTGATAATGTTAGATTTAGATATGGTTCACCTGAAAAAATAGGTGGTTGGGCTCAATTAGGATCAGTTGACATTACTGGTCGAAACACTGCTATTCACCATTTTATAAATACATCAGGTATTAAATATGCTGTGCTTGGTACAAATAGAATTCTATACGCTTATTCTGGTGGTATCTTTTATGACATACATCCAATTAAAGCGACAACAACTTTAACAAGTGCGTTTAGTACAACTAATGGATCTACAGCTGTTACGATAACTTTTTCATCAGCACACAATATAAACAAAGGTGATATTATATTATTAGATAATTTTTCATCTATTACTAATTCTAATTTTGTAGCTGCAGATTTTAATGACAATAAATTTCAAGTCACAACTATACCTACATCTACTACATTAACCGTTACTATGGATTCTGCTGAATCCGGATCAGGTGCCTCAACATCTGGTGGTATTCGTGTTAAACATTATTATCCAGTAGGTGTAGCACTAGAGGTTGCATCAACTGGTTGGGGACTTGGTTCATGGGGTGGTATAGAAGCTGGAGTATTTACTTCAACTCTTTCATCATCAATTAATACATCAGTTACAACATTAACAATGGCGAGTGCATCATCTTTTCCATCATCAGGAACAGTTATTATATCTAACGAATTAATTACTTACACAGGTGTAAGTGGTAATACGTTAACAGGATTAACTAGAGGAGCAAATGGTACAACAGCTGCTTCGCATTCATCAGGAGCTACAGTAAAAGATGCTTCAGGATATGCTGGTTGGAATACGGCTGTATCAGGTGACGTTGTAACAGCGCCTGGTTTATGGTCGTTAGATAACTTTGGTAACAAACTTGTTGCAACTATAACAGGTGGTGAAAGTTTTGAATGGGACTCAAATCCAACTGGAGCTAATAATACTAGAGCAACAATTATAACTAATGCACCTACAGCATCAGAATTTAGTTTAGTATCAACACCTGATAGACACGTAGTATTTTTTGGTACAGAAACAACTATTGGAACTAAATCAACACAAGATCCAATGTTTATAAGATTCTCGTCGCAAGAAGATATTAACACGTACACGCCAACATCAACAAACACTGCAGGTACACAAAGACTCTCAGATGGTTCTAAAATTGTTGGAGCAATAAGAGGTAGAGATGCAATCTACGTTTGGACAGATACAGCATTATTTATTATGAGATTTGTTGGTCCACCGTTTACATTTTCATTTCAACAAGTTGGTACTAACTGTGGATTGATTGGTAAGAACGCAGCCGTTGAAGTTGATGGTGCAGCTTATTGGATGTCAGAAAATGGTTTCTTTAGATACACTGGTAAACTAGAATCATTACCGTGTTTAGTTGAAGATCACGTTTACGATGATATTAACACAACTCCAAAACAACATATCAACGTTGGACTTAATAATTTGTTTGGTGAGATTATGTGGTTCTATCCTAACTCTGGATCAGGAACAGTTAATAGAATGGTTGCTTATAATTATTTAGACTCATCACCTGAACGACCAGTATGGACTACAGGAACATTAGCTAGAACCGCGTGGCAAGATTCTGCCATATTTGGTAAACCGCATGCAACAGAATATGATGCAGATGGTACAACTGCAGTAGATGTTAATCACGTATATGGTTGCACTGATGGTGTGTCGACATACTTTGAACATGAAACAGGATTGAATCAAGTTAAAGAAGGTGCAATTACTGCTATTACTGCATCGATTGAATCTGGAGATTTTGATATTGGCCAACAAGGACTTGCTGGTGATGGTGAGTTTATGATGAAAATAAGAAGAGTCATACCTGACTTTTTATCACAAACAGGAGATGCTAGAATAACATTAAATTTAAGAGATTTTCCAAATGACACTGCAGCTAGTTCAACACTTGGTCCCTTTACAGTGACATCAGGTACACAAAAAATTGATACACGAGCTAGAGCTAGGTCGATATCATTAAAGATTGATAACACAAGCACAAGTCAGTTTTGGAAAGTTGGTACATTTAGAATAGACTATCAACCAGACGGGAGAAGATAATGGCAAGAATAATTCAATCACTAACACAACCTAATAAAGAATACGATCAACAAGTACAACAATCATTTGTTAGAGATGTTGATAGTATTGTACAAAAATTAAACACAACTTTTCAACAAGATTTAAAAGACGAAGCAGAAGCGGAGGCATATTTCTTTGGCTAATTCATTCGTAAATAAAAAAGCAGATTTAACTAGCACATCAGTTACAACATTGTATACTGTGCCTGATGCAACAACGGCTATCATTAAATCAATTATAGTATCAGAAGACTCTGGTAATGCAGATACTATAACGGTTACTATTACAGATACATCAGATGATGTATTTAGTCTTTTTAAGACTAAAGCTATATCTGCTAATGCAACAACAGAATTACTTACAGCTCCTTTAGTATTACAACAAAAAGAGGTACTAAAAGTGACTGCGGCAACAGCCAATAGACTACATGTGGTTCTCTCAGCTTTAGAATCAAAGCCAAGAGAAGTTATAACATAGTCTTGATTTATCTGTGGAAAACAGATAATAATATAAACTCAGGTAGAATCCCTGCTATAACTAACGGATAAAAATTTATGATATCAAGAGCGCATATGCGTAGACAATTAAGAGCTAACGGTGGGATTACAAACCTAAGACAAGGTTATGGCCTTGGTGACTTTGTTAGAAAACTTATACCTAATGAACTAGCAGATCTTGCATCTAAAGCTGCACCTTTTGTTGCGCCATTCAATCCACTCGCTGCTGGTATTATGAGAGGTGTGGGTAGATATGATAAAAGAGGAAGTTTAAAAGATGCACTTAAACAAGGTGTGTTAACTTATGCAGGTGGACAAGGTGCTAGAATGTTAGGTGGTGCTGAACTGCAAGGATTACAAAATCCATTTAGTAGAGAAGCATTTAAATCACCTATTGGAGCCGACAGTCCTTTAAGAAACATAGGTAGAGATTTTATGGAAGGTATGGATGGTTCTAAAGAAACTAGCAAAAAAGTAATTGATAGTAAAAGAAAAACTATAGATATATTAAAAGATAAAAAATTAAGTCCTATGGCAAAAGTAGGAGAAGTTTATGGTGGATTAAACCCAGTAGTTAAAGGACAACTTATAACAGGTGGTGGAACATTTATTGCAACATTAGTTAGTGAAGCATTAAAAGATGAACCTGAACAACAACCAGGTGAAACAATAGAAGAATACAATGCTAGAAGAAAACAAAAAGTTTCAAGTTACTTAAGAACATATTTAAGCAACACAAGACCAACAGCTTCACCAAAACAAATAGATGATTTAGTTGAAAGATACACTTCAGAATATAATCAAGGTGGTAGAGTTGGTTATGCTATGGGTAAAGGTCCAGTATTACCAAGTGATGAAGATCCAATAAACCCTTTTGGTCCAAAACCAATAGGACCTGTGTTACCTAATAAAATGGCAGACGCAAGAAATCAGTTGTTAATGAAACGTATTGAAGAACTTATGGACGAAGGATTAGATTATGGTGCAGCAAGAGCACAAGCTGAAAGAGAAATGTCTAGTAAAAATATGGGTGGTATTATGAGAACAGGTTTAGCGATAGGGAGCCCTGACAAGCAACTAGAAGCAGGCGCACCACCAATTATGTATTCTGGTAATATGGACCCGAATCAAAAAACAGGTTTACCTTCAATACCAGGACCAATACAAATGGCAGAAGATGGACCAGAGTTTGATATGAGAGAAAATGGTGGTTTTCAACCATTAGGTAGACAAGAAGGTAAAGATGATGTACCAGCTATGTTAGCCAAGAATGAATTCGTAATGACAGCAGACGCGGTTCGAGCAGCGGGCGGCGGGAGTATAGAAAAAGGAGCACAGAAAATGTACGACACAATGAAAAAATTAGAGAGTAGAGTATCATAATGGCAATAACAGAACAAAGAATATTACCACCAGAATATATTGAAGCATTAGGTAAAACGTATGCAGCTGATCTTACAAGACAAGCAGGTATACCTAGTATTACTACAGCACAAGCTCAACAACCTGGTGAGACTGCAGAACAGTTTGCACAAAGACAATCAGAAGCACAACAGTTTGGAATTAGAAAAGCTGGTATGGCTGATCTTGCTCCACAAGTTGCAGCACAAGATGCATTACAAACAGCAGCATATACACAAGCAACAGATCCAACAACAGGTCTTGGTGCTTATCAACCGTTTTTAACAAAAGCAGGAACTGCAGCAGATGCAGCAACAGCTTTAACTGGTCCAATGACTACAGCTCAAACAACAGCTTACATGTCACCTTACCAACAACAAGTTATAGATGCATCACTTGCAGACTATGATGCACAAGCAGCTAAATCTAGATTAGGTTTAGGTTCTGCAGCAGTGCTTGGTGGTGCTTTTGGTAGTGGTCGTCAAGGTGTTGCAGAAGCAGAGTTTGATGCATTAAGCAATAGAGGTAGATCAGGACTACAAGCTAATTTATTACAACAAGGTTTTCAACAAGCACAACAAGCAAGACAACAAGATGTAGCAAATCAAATG